CATTCAGAGATGAAGATAGTACAGAGTTTGCAATTAAAGTAGACGCTGGACATTCTTTTATTTATCCTGGTGATAATAGTGGTGGAGTTGTAGATACTATGCATGCAGGAGGATCTGCATTAACAGTATCATTAAATGATTTAGTAGATATTACAGCAACTGCAGATACATCTTCTGTTGATGTAGAAGTATTTGTAGGAAGCGCATAGGAGATAAAATATGGCATCAAGTTATACGGGTCTTGGTACAGAACTAATGACAACCGGCGAGAACGCTGGTAATTGGGGTACGAAGACTAATACTAATTTACAGATTATAGAACAAATAGCTGGTGGTTATATTGAACAAGATGTGGCAGGTGGTGCTCAAACAACAACATTGTCTGTTTCTGATGGATCAACAGGTGCAGTTCTTGGACATAGAATTATAAAATTTACTGGAACAATCACTGGAAACCAAACAGTTACGATTCCATTAGATGTTCAACAAATGTATGTTTTAGTTAATGGTACATCTGGTGCTTACACTGTTCAATTTAAATACGCCACTGGATCAGGAAGTTCAGTTACTTTTGCAGCAACAGATAAGGGGACTAAAATTGTTTATGCAACAGCTGATCATGCAACTAATCCAAATTTAGTTGATACAGGTATTTCATCAACTGGAGCACATGATTTAGATGGGAATGAATTAATTTTAGATGCCGATGCTGATACAAGTATTACAGCAGATACAGATGATCAAATAGATATTAAAGTTGGTGGAACAGACAGAGCTAGAATAACAACTGGTGCTATTGCTCCTTCATCTTCAGATGGTGTAGCTCTTGGTACTTCAGCATTAGAATTTTCAGATTTATATTTAGCTGATGGTGCAGTTGTTTATTTTGGCGATGATCAAGATGTTAGTTTAACTCACGTTGCAGATACAGGTTTATTATTATCAAGTACAGATCAATTACAATTCAATGATTCTGGTACTTATATTTATTCAAATGCAGATGGAGATTTAGATTTAGTTTCAGATGGAACAGCAATTGATTCTATTAATTTAGAATCTGCAGGTGGTATTACACTTGATGCAGGCTCAACTACACATGGTATTACATATGAGGACGATGGAACTGCAATGTTACAAATTACAAATAGTTCTTCCGATGTTATTGTTAAACCTCTTGTTGATGCTAAGGATATAATTTTTCAACAATACGATGGAACAGAAGTTGCAAGAGTTGAAGATGGAGTTCAATTTAATGTTAGTGCAACAACTGCTTCTTCAAGTGCAACTACAGGAGCACTAATTACAGGTGGTGGTTTAGGAGTTGCTGCGGATGCTTATGTTGGAGATGATATTTATTTAATATCAGATTCAGCAGTTTTAGGTTTTGGCGCAGATAGTGAAATTAAATTTACACACGTTGCAGATACAGGTTTAACTTTAAAACATACAGCAACTGCTGATGATAAACCAATTATTTTAACCTTACAAACTGGTGAAACAGATATTGCAGCTGATGATATTATAGGTACAATTAATTTCCAAGCACCAGACGAAGGAACTGGAACAGATGCAATTTTAGTTGCTGCTGGAATTGAGGCAGTATCAGAAGGAGACTTTAGTTCTTCATCTAATGCTACAAAATTAAGTTTTAAAACAGGGGCATCAGAAGCTGCCTCTGAAAAAGTTGCAATCAGTTCTGCTGGTAATTTAAGTTTAACAGCATCTAATACAGAATTAAGATTTTATGAAGGATCAAATTATGTTGGTTTTGAAGCACCAGCATTGTCAGGAGATCAAATTTGGGTTTTACCAGATTCAGATGGATCTAATGGACATGTTATAAAAACTGACGGTTCTGGTAATTTAAGTTTTGCTGCTCAGTCTGTTTCTTCTCTAGCGGCAGATGATATTTCAGCTGGTGATGCAGCAGTTACAATTGGTAATGGAAGCACTTCAGCAGATGTTACATTAGACTCAGGTGATGATGTTGTAATTGATGCAGCAGGAGGAAATGTAGAATTTAAAGATGCAGGCACATTACAATTAACTTTAGATATGGATGGCACATCGGGAGAGCAAATAATTCAACTCGGTGTTGATAGTGATGATCTAGTATTTAAACAATATGATGGCACAGAAGTTTTTAGAATGGAAGATGGTGCTTATTTAAATGTAAGTAATACAACCGCATCTTCTAGTGCAACAACAGGTTCAGCAATTTTTGGCGGTGGTATTGGTGTTGCAGCAGATGCCTACGTAGGTGACGATGCTTATTTAATATCTGATGCCGCTGTTTTAGGTTTCGGTGCAGATAAAGATGTAACTCTTACACACGTGGCTGATACAGGATTACTTTTAAATGCTGCTATGGTTATTCAGTTTAGAGATTCTGGTCTTACGATTGGATCTAATGCTGATGGAGATTTAGATGTTGTATCTGATGGTACAGCTGTTGATTCTATTAATTTAGAATCAGCTGGAGGTATAACTTTAGACGCAGGTTCAACTACACATGGTATTACATATGAAGATGATGGTACGGCAATGCTTCGTATTACTAATAGTTCTTCTGATGTAATTATTAAACCTTTAGTTGACGCCAAAGATCTTATCTTTCAACAAAGAGATGGAACTGAAGTCGCAAGAGTTGAAGACAATGGAACATTTAACATAGTAACTGATAAACTAGCAATTAATGGTACAGCAGTTACTTCAACTGCAGCAGAATTAAATAAATTAGATGGTGTAGGAACATTAGCTGAGGCAGGAAAACAAACAATATGGGTTCCAGCAGTTGCTATGTATCCTAATTCTACAAATGGTTGCGCTGATATAGCACAAACAGAATTATCAAACGGTCCAGAAATAAAAACTTTAGATTTTGACAAAGACTCTGATGAATTTGCACAATTTGCTGTTGCATTTCCTAAGTCTTGGGATGAAGGCACAGTTACTTTTCAAGCTTTTTTTACAGCTGCTTCAACAAATACAGGTACCACTGCTTGGGGACTAGCAGGTGTTGCACTTGCAGATGATGGTTCTCTTAATACAGCTTTTGGAACAACAGTTGTTGCAACTGCAAAAGCTATGAGTGGGACATCAAACGACTTGGCGGTTACAGCAGAAAGTGGAGCAGTTACTATAGCAGGCTCACCAAGTACAGATGAATATGTATTTTTTCAAATACAAAGAGATGTATCAGCAGACGATTTATCTGCCGATTCTAAACTATTAGGTATTAAATTATTCTTTACTACTGATGCTGCAAATGATGCATAAGGAATAGAGTATGAGATATAGAGATAAAAAATTAGAACCGTTAACAGTTGGAAAAAATAGTTCTAATTTAAAAAACGCTAAAGGCAGATCTTTTGGTTATCAAATTTTAGGTTTTGGTTCTGGTGGTGTAGCTGCTGTAACATATGATTTAGAGTATTTAGTTGTCGCTGGAGGAGGCTCTGGTGGACATGCAACAGGCGGTGGAGGTGGAGCAGGAGGATTTATATCTTCCCATGATCAAAGCCCCATTTCTGCTGTTTCTGGTATAGAGGCTGGAGCAAGTTTTAATATAACGATTGGTGGTGGAGGTTCAGGAAGCAATACCCCAACACCAGGAGCAGGAAATAGTGGAAGTGATTCAAACATAGCTTTTCCAGGTGCCCCTAAAACTTCAACAGGTGGGGGCGGTGGAGGAACTAACAACCCTGGTGGACCCGCTGGAACAGCTGGTCTTACCGGAGGATCTGGAGGTGGTGGTTCAGCTAACGCTCAAATAGGAGGAGCAGCTGGAGGATCAGGTACTTCTAATCAAGGTAATGATGGAGGAGCTGGAACTGACGAAGGTGATCAAAACGCTGCTGCTGGAGGTGGCGGTGGAGCTAACGCTGCAGGATCAGATGGTTCACGAAGTCCTACAAATGGAGGAGATGGAGGAGCAGGTCTTGCAACAAATATTTCAGGGTCTTCTTCTACAATCGCTGGTGGTGGCGGTGGTGGAGTTATATCCTCTCCAAGACCTAGCGGATCAGTAGGATCTGCTGGTTCAGGTGGAGCTGGAGCAGGTAATAGATATGCCGACCCAATTAGTCCACAAGGACCTGGTCAAAATGCAACAGCTAACACAGGAAGTGGCGGCGGAGGTGGAGGCCGAGGAGGATCTGGAAATGGTGGATCGGGTCTCGTATATGTAAGATCTCCTGGAGGCGCACCTTTATCTGTAAGTCCAGGAACTAATCAAACAGGATCAGACGGAGATGCTACTTGGGCTAAGTTTACGGTATCAGGAACATTAACGGTAAATGCGTAAATAATATGGCACATTTTGCAGAACTAGAATCAAAAACAGACCCAACAGGTTTTACATCTGATACACATTTAGTTGTAAAAAGAATAGTAGTTGTTGGTAACGATGTTGTACCTTCAGACGAACATGTTGATGGTGAGACATGGTGTGCAAACTTTTTTGGTGGTGGAACATGGAAACAAACTTCTTATAATAATAATTTTAGAAAGCAATTTGCATCTACGGGATATGTATATAATTCTTCTAAAAATAAATTTCTTAAACCTCAACCGCATGCTAGTTGGAGTTTAAATGAAGATGACGACTGGGAAGCTCCTGTTACAGAACCTAATGATATTGAATGGCGAGCTTATTCTTGGAATGAAACAGATAGAAGATGGCAAGGTTACTATATGAAACCTGGAGAAAATAACTCTACTTTATATATTTGGAATCCTTCAAATTCAAAATGGGAAGCTGCATAATTAAGGCTTATTTTCCTTATTATTGATCTATATCAATTTAATAATTGTTTTTACATATAATATATAATATAAATATATTAATAAAGAATGAATTTAAATAACTACTATTATTATTTTAAATCAGTTTTATCACATAAATTTTGTGATGATGTTATTAAACATGCAAAAAATAAAAATAAAAATAAACTTCTTGGAACAACAGGAAAACAAAGTAAAGAAATTGAAAAAATACAAAAGAAGTATGGAGATATAAATAATAAACTAATTCAAAAAAAATTATCTAAAAAAACAATAACAGATTTAAAAAAACAAAGAAACTCAAACATAGTTTGGTTAAATGAAAAATGGATATATAACCAAATTTTACCTTTTGTTCACGAAGCGAATAGACAAGCTGGGTGGAATTTTGACTGGGACTGGTCAGAAGATATACAATTTACAATATATAAAAAGAATCAGTTTTATGATTGGCATTGTGATAGTTCACATATTCCTTATAATAATCTAAATAATTTAAATTATCATAATAAGATAAGGAAGCTATCTGTAACATGTTCGTTGTCTGATCCAAAAGATTATAAAGGGGGAGATTTACAATTTCAATTTAGAAACAAAGACAACCCTAAAACTATAATTACTTGTAATGAAATTTTATCTAAAGGATCTATAGTTGTTTTTCCTTCTTTTGTATGGCATAGAGTAAGACCAATAACGAAAGGAACAAGACATTCATTAGTGTTATGGAACTTAGGTTATCCCTATAAATAAGCTATGAGTTTTAAATTAAAAGGATATAAAATAGTTAAAAAAGCAATTGATCCAAAAGTTGCTATTTTTATTTATAAATATTTCTTACTGAAAAAGAAGGTATCTAAAACCTTATTAGATACTTTTCATATTACACCTTATGATACAAAATGGGGAACTTGGAATGATAGTCAAGTTGAGAATACGTATTCAATTTATGGTGATATAGTTATGGATACATTATTAACTGAAGTAAAATCAGTTATGGAAAAATACACACATTTAAAATTAATAGAAACATATTCATATGCAAGAATGTATAAAAAAGGAGATATTTTAGAAAGGCATAAAGATAGATTTAGTTGTGAAATATCTACAACATTAAATCTAGGAGGAGATTTTTGGCCAATTTTTATTAATCCTAATCCTAAGGAAGGAATTACAAAAGAAAATAAATACACAGCTTCTAAATCGAAAGGCATATGTGTAAACTTAAAACCTGGTGATATGTTAATTTATAAAGGTAGGATATTAGAACATTGGAGAGATACTTTTAAAGGAGAAAATTGTGGTCAAGTATTTTTACATTACAATAATTTAAAAACTAAAGGCGCTTTAAAAAATAAATATGATGGAAGACCTCATTTAGGATTACCAGATGATTATAAAAGATAAATTTATAAGTAGAAAAAATTTAAAAGAACTTAAAACAGTTATTTTTTCTGCGCATTTCCCTTGGTATTTTAATAAAGGAGTTAATTATAATAACAATAAACAACCTGTAGATCATTTTCAATTTACCCATCTTTTTTACAATGATATAACTGAAAGAATTAATTCAAAATTATATCATGCAATAGAACCCATAGTAGAAAAAATTAAACCTAAAAAAATACTAAGAATAAAAGCAAATTTACTTACTAGAACAAGCGAAATAATTGAACATGGTTTTCATATAGATTTTCGTAAAAAATGTAAAACAGCTATATTTTATGTAAATACAAATAATGGGTATACTAAATTTGAAAATAATAAAGTTGTTAAAAGTGTTGAGAATAGGTTTGTTTTATTTGATTCAAATATTAAACACACTGGCTCAACTTGCACGGATCAAAAAAGAAGAATTGTAATAAATTTTAATTACATTGTATGATAATTTGTAAAAAAATAGAAGCTTATTATTTTTTAACTAGTATTAAAGAGCATAGTAAAACTAAAAAAGTTCTTTTATCTTTAATAAATCAAATTCCTAAAACACAGTATGAAGATGTAAGTCATACCGATTGGAATTTACCTAAGGATTATGTTAGACCTTACTTAGCACCTTTTGTAGATATCATAAAACCATACATGTTTAAGTTAACCAAAAAAATGAAACATAAAACATGGGGTATACATAATTTTTGGTTTCAACAATATGAAAAAAAGGGGTATCATAACTGGCATACTCATGGTTCAACTCAATTTTCAAATGTGTATTTTTTAGAACTTCCAGACAAAAAATATGGTACTGAGTTTTTAAATGTAGTCACTAATAAAAAATTTAAAATTAATGTAAAAGAAGGTGATTTATTGACCTTTCCATCCTGTATGTTTCACCGTTCCCCTAAAATAAACTCTAAAAAAAGAAAGACAATTATTGCATTTAATTCAAGTTTTGATTTTTAAAAATCCAGTTGATATATAGATTAGAATAGAATATCATGCTGAATAAATGCTACAAAAAATTAACATACAGCCAGGATTTAATAAGCAGGTCACAGCAACTGGGGGCGAAGGCCAATGGGTTAGCGGTGATTATGTTCGATTTAGATATGGTTCTCCTGAAAAAATAGGTGGTTGGGCTCAATTAGGAGACAACACTCTTACAGGGAGAAACACAGCACTGCATCATTTTGTTAATGCTAGTGGTATTAAATATGCTGCATTAGGTACAAACAGATTTCTATATGTATATTCAGGAGGAGCATTTTATGACATTACTCCTATTAAAGCTACAACGACTTTAACAAATGCTTTTACCACAACAAATGGTGATGCAACTGTTACATTAACATTTTCATCTGACCATAATATTTCTAAATACGATATTATTCGTTTAGATAATTTTACTGCTATTACTGACTCTAACTTTAGTTCTGGTGATTTTGATGATATTAATTTCATGGTGACAACCGTTCCAAGTTCAACAACTCTTACAATTGAAATGAGTTCAGCAGAATCTGGATCAGGAGCTAGTACTTCTGGTGGAATAAGAGTTCAACATTTTTACTCAATTGGTCCTGCTACTGAAGCATCAGCAGCTGGTTGGGGACTAGGACTTTGGGGTGGTACTGTAGCTGGAGAAGTTTTTGATACTCTAGATGGAGCATTAACTTCGGGGTCATCTAGTATTGTTCTTGATGATTCAACAGGTTTTCCTGCATCAGGAACAGTTTTAATTGATAATGAGCGTATTGCTTATACAACAAACACTACAGGTACTGGAACTTTATCAGGTTTAACAAGAGGATCGGATAACACCACAGCTGCATCACATAGTGATGGAGCAACAGTTACTGATGCTTCCGAATATACTAAATGGGGTGCATCACAAACGGGTGATATTATTACGGCTCCAGGTCTATGGTCCTTGGACAATTATGGAAATAAACTTATTGCAACTATCGTAGATGGTGCAACTTTTGAATGGGATTCAGATGCAACAGGTGCAACATCAACACGAGCAACAATTGTTGCTAATGCACCAACAGCAGCTAGACAAACTTTAGTATCTACACCTGATAGACACTTAGTATTCTTTGGTACTGAAACCACAATTGGTACAACAACAACTCAAGATGATATGTATATCAGATGGTCGGACCAAGAATCAATTAATGCATCAACTTCATATGCGCCTTCCGCAACCAACACCGCTGGTACACAGAGACTGGCCGATGGAACACGGATCGTGGGAGCGATAAGAGGTCGGGATGCAATCTATGTTTGGACTGATACATCTTTATTTATTATGAGGTTCGTTGGTTCACCTTTTACTTTTTCATTCCAACAAGTTGGTACGAACTGTGGATTAATTGGTAAGAATGCAGCCGTTGAGGTTGATGGTTCTGCTTATTGGATGTCAGAGAATGGTTTCTTTAGATATACTGGTAAACTAGAATCTTTAGCATGTTTAGTTGAGGACTATGTTTACGATGATATTAATACAGTTCCTAAAAACCATATTTATGCAGGATTAAATAACTTGTTTGGTGAAGTTACATGGTTCTATCCTGGTAGTGGTGCTGCATCTAACAATAGATCAGTAACTTATAACTTTATGGATTCAACACCAGAGCGACCTGTATGGACTACAAGTTCTTTAGCTAGATCATCTTGGTTCGATTCATCTATATTTGGAAAACCACATGGCACTGAATATGATTCAAGTGCTACAAGTGATTCCACGGTTGGTAATACAGATGGTGTGACTATTTACTATGAACATGAAACAGGACAAGATCAAATTAAAGCAGGAGCAAGAACTGGTATTTCAGCAAGTATTCAATCTGGAGACTTTGATATATCCGTGGGCCAAGGTGGAGGAGCAGATTTAAGAGGTGATGGTGAACATATGATGAAAATTAGAAGAGTATTACCTGATTTTTTATCTCAAACAGGAGATGCAAGAGTGACATTAAACTTGAAAAATTATCCAACAGACTCAGAAGCAAGTTCATCACTTGGACCCTTTACATCTTCAACAACAACAACTAAGATAGACACACGTGCTAGAGCAAGAGCGATAGCTTTAAAAATAGACAATACTAGTATTAAACAACACTGGAAAGTAGGTACGTTTAGACTAGATATACAACCAGATGGAAGAAGATAATGGCTAGAATAGTACAATCATTAACACAACCTCTAGAACAATACGATCAACAAATACAACAATCATTTGTTAGAGATGTTGATAGTATCGTGCAAAAATTAAACACATCTTTTCAACAGGATTTAAAAGAAGAGGCGGAAGCGGAAGCTTTCTTCATAGCATAATGGCTAATACATTTGTAAACAAAAAAGCTGATTTAACTAGTACTAGTGCAACAACTTTGTACACTGTACCTACAGCTACAACTGCTGTTATAAAATCAATAATAGTATCTGAAGATTCAGGTAATGCTGATACTATAACAGTGACTATAACTGATACAGATGACGCTGTTTTTAGCCTATTTAAGACTAAAGCTATATCAGCCAATGCAACATCAGAATTACTATCTCAACCTTTAGTGGTCGCAGAAAGTGAGATTATTAAAGTAACCGCAGCAACAGCAAATAGATTACATGTCGTGCTGTCTGCGCTCGAAATTAAGCCTAGAGTAGTTACATCATAGGCTTGATTTACTTGTAAAAAACAAGTATTATTATAAACCCAGGTGAAATTCCTGCCTTTAAAATTAACACATAAAAATTATGGCTATAGATTATAACGCAGGAATAACATCAATTGACGCAGGTGCACCAGATATAAAATATACAGGTGACCAAGGACCTAAATCTCCAGAGCAAAAAGAAATGATGTCTGGTGTAGATACACCAGTATTCGAAATGAGATCTTTAGATCTATTAATGGATGAATTTAGAGAAGATAATAATGGTCAAAATCCACATAGCATAGACCATTTAAGACAATTTTTTTATAATAAATATGGCCCTGAAGGAATTGCTCAAGTAGAAAAAGCAGTTCAACAAGCAGAACAACAAGCACAATTAGAACAGAACAGA